GTTGTAGCAGTAGCACTTGCTGCCGCAGTAACACTTACTGCGCGGCCAACCATAGCCATTGGATTCCACAACCAGATTGAAGGAGTCTGGATGTTTGTTGGAATAGCGCACTGTTGCACGTTTGGATAAGCCAAAGTGACCGTTCCAGACGTGAAAGTCACGTTCTGACTAAGCTGATAAGTACCAGTTTGTCCGTTACCAACCGTTGATGAAGTTCCGGTCGTGGTCAATTGGGAGCCAATATACACACCAGAAGATGCACCAAGAGTTCCGCCTGTTACCGTCGTAGACGATGAAAGAAGAACCATGCCGGGTCCGATTGGCATGCCGCTGTTTGCCGTAACCGTCAGAACGCCGTTCGTTGCCGAAGCGGTGACTGAAGCGTAAGCATCAAGAGCAAGAACCGTATCCGTTGCGCCTGTATCCGAACGGGTAAATACCGAAGAATAATAAACGCCAGTGGTCGCGGAGTTAGTTGAGACAAGCGTAAGAGTTGCGCTTGTTGCGTTTGCAGAGGCAACAATTGCTGCCGCTGCGTTTGTGTATGGGACGCCAGTGAACGAAACAATGTCACTGAAGCCGTACCACCCAAAATCCTGCGCTGCCTGTGACTCACCGGGAAGGTAAGTAAAAGGAGTGCGCGGATCAAGGATGCCGCCCCCCGCATAAAATAGCGAAGAGCCTAAGTCAGGATTATATTCTGATCCCGTATAGGGCGATTGCCCAAATACAATAATTGGACCGGAGAATGCGGTATCAGCCATAGTGCCTTCTCCTTACGATGTTGGGAACGAACCGTAGATAGAACGCCAGTTGTAATAGCCCAGAGAATAACGCTCATAGCCCTTAACAAGAAGGTTGTCTGTCGTGAAATCGACTTGCATGTCCATTTCGAATGGAATGCGCTCCATATACACCAGACCCTTAATGTTTGTTAAGAGGAACCAAGCGTAGTTAGAAGTCAAGAAGTCCATGACCATATAGCCTTCTGGCAGACCGCCACCCGTGAAGAGGATCGCATTGGTGTCGTTATCTGCCGTACCCGGACGAAGCTGCGTCTTCGTAAGACGAATAGCAACTGGTTCAAGTGAAGGAGGAACGATCAACTTACGACCACGGGCAAAAATCTTGATGCCAGCGATATCGCGGAAGTTCTGGCGGATAGAAACCATTGCGTTAAGCAAGGTTGCTTCGTTCAGATCTACCTGTACAGTTGGGGTATTAGCAATCGTCAGACCGCCATCGATAGGATGCGACGTGGAGCAAAGTGCCACACCGTCAGCGCCGATGGATGCATTGTACGTGGTTGCCGTGTTAAGCACGTTAGCCGCGTAGATTTCTTTGGTCTGATGGAAAGATTCAGTAAGGCCAAGGTTGGTTGGCTTGAACTGAGCCTTGTAGAGGTTGTCGTCGATAGCCTTACGGGTGATCGCGTAGCCAAGTGCAATTTCGTTATGCTCTTGGTTGTACACGTAACGCTCACCAGCAGCGTTATCAAACTGCGTGTTACCGCCTTCTTGCTTCAACTGAGCAAGACCAAGGTAACGCATTTCAGCGGTGCGTTCCAAAGCCATGTTCGACTTGGTGATTTCGAACACCTTGTCGTACTGGGATGGAATTTGCGAATACTTACCTTCAACTCCACGGAGGCCGGGGAGGAGAAGGTCACGAATCTGACTGAGATTAATAGCCATTTGAACTTACTCCTATTACGACCCAGCCGTCAGACGGAAGGACTGGTTGTTGAAAGCAACGATGATACGGTTATACGCAGTCGTCGTATCCGTGCCGTTTGCGCCGGGAGGTGCAGTGACAAGCGAAAGAATACGGAAAGCATACGTCGTAGACGTGCTAATGTTGGCTTGGTTAGCATATGCAGTCGACTGACCAGTCAAAAGCTGGTAAGCGGCTGGCGATGCAGGTGAGTTACCAGCGTAGTCAATGTTTGAGTTGACTTGAGCCTGAGTAACCGCTGCGGAACCAGAAGACTGAACGTTAAACGTAGCCTGTGGGTCGACAATTACATAAGCATTGATAACCGTTCCCGATGGGACAGTCGTGCTGGCGGGCCAGTAAGGCGACCAAACAACGCGGTTAACCGATGAATTGTAATATTCGCAACCAATAAATACGCCAAGAACGGCAGTCGTGCCAGCAGCGCCAGCAATTACATAGCCGCCCGAAAGCTGTACGGGGTCGCCAGAGAAGATGTTTGAAGAATAAGCAGATTGAATCTGATACGTCGACTGTCCAAGGGAACCAGTACGCCCGTCCAAAAATCCTGCAAGTACGAAACCATTGGGCGCAGAAGTGTTCGCCATAGGTCGCTCCTTTTCGGTAGGATAAAATCAGACGGCGCGTCTGCATGTATCCAACGAGGGGAAGCCCACTACGGCGCGTAATGGAGTTATAACTTTTCCTATAACACCGTATTAAATACTATGCAATAGGGGAAAAGGGGGCCGAAGCCCCCTTTTTATTAAGTACGTGGAATTTGCATTGGCTCGTAGGACTTTTTAATCCCTGTTTGCTTACGGTCACGTTCAAAAGTACCAGCAGGGGCGATGCCCAATGCTTTTTCCTTTTGGTTAACCAGTTCACGGGCGGTAGAAAGTTCACGATTCTGAGCAATCGTGGTAATTTCCTTGGGGCGCTCCATAAGAATCATGCCCTTTTTACGGATTGCACCGTTATGACCAATAGGCATCATGTCCGGATGACGGCGGGTATCTACTGGTTCCCAGCCACCGGAACGCATTTCAAGCATATTCTGCTCATCTGTCATGCCAGCGATGGATTCCCGCTTCCAATTGTAATCCCAACCTTCAGGAATCTTTCGTGGATCAATGTAAAACTCATCGTACATTGATGGGTCCATTGAATCGTCGTTCATTCTGGCCCGCAACTCTTCAGCACGAAGCGCAGCTTCACGTAAACCACGGGTAACTGGGGCTACACCCAACTCTGGGGCATCATTCTGGCGTAATTCGGTCATGTTTTCTTCCATTTGTTCTGTAATTGGGGTTTTAGCTGGCCGTCCGGGGCCGCGTTTAACTGCTTCTGACATGGATTACCTCACAACATATTCTTTTGTTGGTAATACAGCTTGCCTTCAAGGTATTCCTCGTCAGTCATGTCCATATCACGGGCTGATTGGCGTTCTGCTGGCGTCAAAGTCATGGTAACTTGCTGTCCTTGACGGAAAGTTTGTGCAGAATTGGACCGCGAAACAGGTGCAGCCGCCATAGCTTGGCGTTGACGGGGTTGTTGTACAGACTGTTGTACAGGTTCGTTGCCATAAACTTTGCTTTCAATGTGTGCAAAGTACTCTGGGGTGTCTGGTTGGATGTTTAATGCATCCGCTTCGTAATGTGCGGCGGTCATAAGCTTTGTTTTGACCGGATCAGCAAGCACATCACGGTGTGAACGCAACCAAGCTTGTGAAGTTGGGCTTCTAACCGCCTGAATCTGTGCTTCAATTGGGTCAGTTGGCTGTTCTTCAAACCGTGGTTGGGGCTGTTGGCGTTGCTGTTGAAGCATTTGGCGTTCATATGCCAATTTTTCTTCAACAGCTTCTTTCCCCTGCGCCAATTGCATCAATCTGGATTCAGTTTGAGCCATTTGACGCTGTATTTTGGCGGCTTTTGAATAATCACCTTCCGCCAAAGTGTTAGCATAATCACGTTCCAACATCTCTGCGTCACGTTCAAAGCTTGCAATTGCGTTAACAAAAGCTGTTAACTGGTTGTCTTGAGCCTGAACTTGATACGTTTTTACTTCTTGTTGGGCTTTGTGGGCATTTCTTTCCGCCTCAACCTTTTGACGGCGGATTTCTTCTGCTTCACGTTGTTTTTCGCTTAACTGGCGGCGTAAAAGTTCTACGCCGTTGTCTTCTTTTGCCGTTTCAATCTGTGGTTCTGGTTGTTTTTCAACGTTACCAAGGTCAAAATCTGCCATTTGCGGCACATTTGGTGCGGTTACCGTAACTTCTGCGGCTTCTAAATCTGACATGTTTTACTCCTCAGAACGCCATATCTGGCTCTGGAATGACCATTTTAATTTGAACATCTTGAATTACGTGGCAAAGAACGCCGTTAATGTTCAACTTCCAACCGTCGGACGAACGAAGCACAATCCAATCGCCTTCGTTTACATCTTGTCCGGCAAAGCCAGTTTTGTCGTCATCCACAAACGCAATTGGACCTTTTTTCAAAACAAGAACTACCTTGCCTTGATACTCGTCTTCTTTGCGGATGCCATCTGATAAATAAAGCCCGGAGGCTGTGCGTTCTGGCCTTTTATATACGGCACAGAGTATATTGTTATGATATACGCGAATGCCACTAATATCACCTATGGCATTTTTTAACTCCGCTGCGGGGTCTGCCGCATGGAGCATCTTCATAGTAGCGGTCTTCATTTTATCTGCCTTTTCTATCAATGCCGACGATGTCATCCATCGTCTCTTTCGCCCAGATAAGTGCGTCGGATAATCCTTTTAGATACCCAACGCGATTCTTATAGTCCTCGTAAGTTTGTGCAGAACCATTTAAGAGGCTTTCCGAATGGTTCTGCCTTTCTTCTTCAATGCGCTCCTCCAATTTGCGGTAGAGGAGCAGGTCAAGTGACGCCATAGAACTCCTTATTCAGTTCCGTTTGCAGTAG